ATTTTGCTGAAAAATTAATTCAATCTTTACCTTATGCTCCAGTAAAGGGAATTTATGATGGCGAAACTGCCGATTACGGTAGTCACAGATATGATTCCCCGCGTGGGCAGATTTATGGCGTGGTTCCTGGAGCAGATAAAATGGATTTTGCTTGGGAAAAACGCATTGATGATGGAATAGAAAGAGAGTATGCTACTTGTAATGTTATTTTATATACAGCTATTTTTGATGAAGCTCATAAGATTCCAGAAAAAAGTCAATCTATGGAACTTTTTCCACCTTCAGTTAAAGGTGATTGGCAAAAAGATTTTACCACAAGCCAAGAAGTATTTGTATTTGAAGATGGTTGTTTTTTAGGCTTACAAGTTCTTGGCGATGCGGTTGAGCCTTGCTTTGAAGGTGCGGCTTTCTATGCTTTAGAAGAATTAAAAAATCAGTTTAACTTGATTTTAGATGAAATAAAAACTTTTGAACAGAATATTGATAAGGAGAGTGAAGAAGTAATGCCTTTTAAGTATTCTATTCCTGAAGATAAACTTGATATGTTTAACAAACTTTGGGAAACTTTAAATACTAACTTCACCGAAGAAAAAGAATTTTTAATTGATTATGATGTTTGCAGCATTAATGAAAATAATGCAGTTATTTTTGATTTAAATAATCAATCCTTTAATACTATTTCTTGGGAAGTTGCTGAAGATGGCACATATAGTTATAGTGAACTAAATCCAATTGAATATGTTGAAATGACTGATGACCTAAAAGCAGTCAAAGAAGCTAATGATGGTACTTTTGAAAATCTTAATGAAAAATTTTCAAATATGACTAGCAAAATTTCTGAATACGAAACTACGATTTCTACTTTTAATACAGAGAAGGAAAATTATGAAGCTCAATTAGCTGAAAAAGATACTCAGCTTAGCGAGAAGGAAGCTGCATTTTCTGCCTTAGAAACAGAAGTTAATGATTTAAGGGCTTTTAAGGAAGGAATTGAACAAGCCAATAAAGAAGCAATTGTTAATAAATATGAAAAGAAACTTCCAGAAGATCAAATCGCAAGCTTCAAAGAAAATCTCTCTAATTATGACGCGGTTGAATTAGAAAAAGAACTTGCTCTTGCTTTTGTAAATGCAAATCAAAGTCTATTTGACAATCAACCAAAAGAAGATGAAGGACTTGAGTATAAGTTCCAAGATAGTGGACTTGCCGCGATCCTATCAAAATATGAAAATAATTTAAATAAATCTGAATAACGGAGGTCATGGAAATGGCTTATTTAATGAAAGATGGCTATGGCCAGATTGAACTAAATCAAGTGGCTTTCCGCAGAGATGGTCGTATTGAAGCACAATGCGCTCTCGATCCCACTGATTTTAAAGATGTTTATGCCGAAAACGGAATGATTCTTGTTGTTGATAAGAGAGCAGGTACCGTTCGTTTTGCGACTGATGATGAACTTGCTGGAACAGTACCAGCAGCTTTTGCTCTTAATTATAGTACAGAACATATGTATGACGAGCGCACTCGCGGTTTAAAGAATTTTAGACTTGGTTTGGATGATTTTTATCCTCGTCTTGGCTATTTAGCTGTTGGTGATAGATATACCACTAATGCAGTTAAGTTTACTGCAACAGATGAAACAGCATCTTGGGAAACTAAGGTAGCAGAGCTTAAAGAAGCTTTTGATGCTGGTAAGCTTTATGGAGTTCCTGGTAAGAAAGGTTATGTAGAAATTACTGATACTCCTGCTACTCCAATTATTCTTGAAGCAGTACAATGGACCACTATGCCTGATGGGCAGCCCGCAATTAAATTCTTAGTTGTGAAAGCGTAATTGAAGGAGGCGATTCAAATGACTAGAGAAGAACTTAAAGAACTAGCAAGACATGCAGCCAATAGAACCGCTCCTGCCAATTTCTCCGTAGAGAGTGTAGATAAAGCTGTTCATGACGAGCTTGTTAGACTTAGCGGATCAGTTAATGATTTTATGAGAAATCGTTATGATATTTATGATATTATTATTGAAAACGCAGATACTATCGTACCAAAGAAAATGCTTGAAACTCTTGGTCAATTCTGCGAAATTAAATCTGTTCCTCAAGGACAGAAAATTATGTTTAAGGTTAAGAGAGGACGCAACCGTGCGAAGAAATTTGTTACGCAAGTAGGCCTTTCTGGTGTTTATGAGACATTCCGTCTGGATGTTGACTACTTCGAGCTTGGTATGAAGGCTCGCGGTGGTGCAGCTTCTATTGACTGGGAACGTTTCCTTGATAATCAAGACACTATGCCTGAACTTATGGATATTATTACTGAAGGTCTTGCAGAATCTGCATTACTTGAAGTACAAAATGCTCTTATTGCTGCTTATACGACAGCAAAGATCCAACATGCCGCCGTTGCCAATGGTTTCAATGGTGAACTTATGCAGAAGCTAATTGGTAAAGTAAAGGCTTATGGTGATCAGGCAGTTATTTTTGCTACACCAGAATTTATTGAGGATATGGGCCCTGATGCAATTATTCCTCCTATTGCTGGTGTTGCACAAGGCATTTATCATCAAGACGATATTGATGCTATTCACTATAATGGACGCATTCGTATTTTCCGCGGTACGCCTATTGTTGAGATTAAGCAAAGCTTTACCGATACTGGTAATAACGAAGTTTATATTAATCCACAGTATGCTTATATTCTTCCTACTGGCGGAGAAAAGATCGTTAAACTTGGTTTTGAAGGTAATACTCAAGTTTACGATTGGACAAACAAAGACCAGTCCATGGAAATCCATACCTATAAAAAGATGGGTGCTGCAATTCTAAGTTATCACAACTGGGCAATTTACCGCAACGTTGGTATTGATACTGAAGAAGTCGGCGTTTATGATAATGTTGGTCTTGAAAAGGCTGATTTTGAAAAGGCTTCTTATGCAGATGGCACTGGTGAAGACTTCTATCGTAGAAGTGAATTTTTAATTAACAACTAATCAATTTTTAAATATATTATAGTGTAAGGGGAAGATTACTTCCCCTTACACCGAGTAAAAGGAGAATACTAATGAGTCAAAAAGTTATTGTTATTAGTAATGTTTCTGGTGAAACAGTTATTGATTTGCCTGAACTTAGATTAAAGAGAGTTTGGACAAAGAAGGGCGCAAAGCTACCAATTGATTTAGAAACACTTCAAGAGGCACTATATGATCCAGGTGTAAATTATATGTTTACGCATGGTTTGCTTTATATTGAAGATATGGAAGCTAAAAAGGCATTGGAGCTTGAACCAGAGGATGCAACAGAGCCTCAAAATATTATCGTGCTTTCTGAGGATCAGAAGCAAAGATATTTAAATAAATTACCTACTCCAGATTTTAAACTTGCATTTTCTAAATTGTCTAAAAATGAACAAACTTCTCTCGCGCATTATGCGATTGATAATAATATTAGAATCACACTTGATAAAAATGATATTATCAAAGATATTTTACATATTGATGTAAATCAAATCATTACGCAATCGGTGGTGTAATAATGACTACCACAGATATAGTTTACGCAGCTTTTACTACTAAGATGCTGGATGATGAATGGGCGAGTTGGACCGAAGAAGAAATGAAAACAGACTGGTTAGAATTATTAAAATCAGCCATGACTTGGTTTAAATTTCCTCGACATGATATTTCTTTAAATGCAGATGCTTCTGCTTTTACTGAAGACTTAACAAACGATGAGGTCCAAATCCTAGCTACTCGCATGAAATGTGAATGGCTAAATCGAGCTATTCTAACTTGGGAAAGGGTTAAACCATTATATGAAGAGCGTGACTTTTCAGAAGCTAATATGATTGATAAATTAAATTCTTTATTGCATAGCGAAATTAAACGTGCTGAAAAACTTGAAGCAAAATATTATCGTTCAATTAATTATAAGCCCTTTGATTATACAAAATTGGCAGGTGATTAAGATGGAATTAGATCTGAAAGAATCTGTCCAAGAAGCTTATCGAAATAAGTTTAAAAATAAATTATTTGGTTTATTATGTGAGTATGAGAAAGGGCGTGAATGGGAAAAATTTCTTGATTCGTTATTAATTGAATTGATGGGCTATGCCGAAGAAGAAAAAACAATCAATTATTATATTTTATTCTATAAACTTTCTTCTTTGCGTTATTTAAGATATGAATATTTTAGAACCACTATTTTTGATTGTATGTCATTGGTGAAATAATGAGTTATATTGATATTTATAAAAAAAGAGTTAATCGTTATGGTAATGATTATAAAACTCGCATATTAACGCAACGACAAGAAGTATTTAATCGAAGATTAGAGCGTTCGGTTTATCGAGTTGATTTTGAATATAATGGAAATATTTACCCTGGAACTTTTGAACGACGTAAACAAGATGAAACAGAAGTAACGCATTTTTTATTTACTAAAACTGACTTAATTATACCAAATGGAACAATAATATTTTTTCCCATTGAAGGTAGTATTGCGGTAGATGATAATGAAGCCGGCGAGCATAATAATGGACAAGCCTGGATGGTATATTGGTTAGAAGAAACAACCGCGAAAGGTTATAATCGTTACGTTATGTTAAAAATGACGCATTATTTTACTTGGGTCTCGCGCGATGGTACATGTCGTGGCACTTATGCTTATGTGTATGGACAAGAAGATAATATGTTAAAAGATGAAATTCGTTCGAGAAGTAGAATGGACTCAATTTATACTGAAAATTTAAAAATGAGTTTTCTTATTTGTCCAACAAATCCAGATTTAAAGAAAAATGATTATTTTGAAAAAACAATTGATGGTATTATTCAACCTTTTATTGTAACTGGTTTTGATGTATTATCAACACCAGGGGTTGAGTATGTTACTATTGATCCTATATATGAATATGATAAATCTCCACTTCCAGCGGTAGCTGAAGAAGAAACGCCGGCGAGTTACTGGCTAAATGGAGGGGTTGTTAGAAATGGCAATTAGAAATTGTGCTGAAGTAGGTCGCATACTTCAAGGATGTATGCGAAGATTACAAAAAAATACAGCTTTATTACAGCTTTTATATAATACAGATGCCGCGCCAACGACTAAGGAATCGTCCTATCCACAAAAGAAAATTAATGGTATTGAATATGATGAAGATATTTGGAAGAATAAAATCTTTAATAAATTAATTAAAGTGACTCCTAAATTTGATCCTCAAGAAACAGCTCACTCTTCTATTAGTTTAGAAGTGGTTCAAGGAATTAGAAATGATAATGATGAATTTCGTGATATTTTAATTGCGATTCACGTAATTGTTCCTTTAACTCAATGGATGATTACTGATGAAAATATAAATCTTCGTCCTTTTGCTATTATGGGAGAAATTCAAAAATCATTAAATAAAAAAGTTCTTTGTGATGGAATTGGTCAAATGGTCGGCGGCGATTTTGAAGTGAATTTCCTTACTGATGAAGTTGCTTGTTATGTACAAAAATTTTGGGTGACTACATATGATTAAAGAATGTGTATTTCTTGGTATTCCTTTTGAGTATAAAGATATTTGTAAAATCTATCCCCCAACCGTGGGGGATATGATTGGTAATCCTAAAGCTAGAATATATCAGGGTTTGTTAACAATTACTCAAGAAGATATTGAAGATCAACTGTATGGCATAGATGGGGCTACTGAAAAGGATACTATCCCTACTCCTTTTGAGTATTTGTTAATACAAGCATATCAATCAGAAGATAACTTAAAACTTATCAAAGACGCTTTTCAATTTTTTATTCATGATGATGTAAATATTTTACTGGATAAAAAGCAGATTGTTATTGGCGATTTGCAAAAATTAGTTGCAAATATGAAAACATTAGATGATTTACAAAATATGCCTATGTTAACCGAAGAAAATTATTTTGAGTTTCAAAATAACATTCGCGCGGCGCTTGGTGACAAAATGCTTGAAGATTATAAACGTGACAAAGATGCGCGCGTTCGACGCATTAAAGCAAAAGCAAGGTATCGTGATAAGATTAAAGCAAAAAGAAAAAAAGGAAATTCGATTGAATTAAGTATGATTGCAATTTGTTGTATGAATGTGGGTATTAGCCCACTTAATATAGAGAAGTTAAGCTACGGCGCGATGGGCCGCATAATGGCCGTATATCAAGGAAAAGAAAAATATGATATTGATATAAGAAGTCTGCTTGCCGGAGCTGACAAAAAGAAGGTTAAACCAAAATATTGGATTAGTGAACCTGATGAATAAAATTTTTAATATATAATACGATATTAAAGGAGGTCATGTAAAATGGCTGGTATTCTTGATAGATATGGTATTAAGGAAGTTGCGGACGTTACTTTTTATAAGATTGGCAAATCTGGTGCGCCTGAATATCCCGTGCTATACCTTGATACCTTAAAAGTTTCTACCATTGAACAAACTGCTGATGAAGCAACTGCTAATGGTGGTAAAGGTAATCCTCCTCTTGTAATTTGGGATTACAATAAAGATATTACAG